TTTTCTGGTTGTGTTGACGAATACTTTCATCACATAATAGGCGAGGGCAATTATCTTATACAAGCCACACCTACGTTAAATGTTGTATTACCAGACCAACAAAGACAAGGCAGTTTACTAACATTTCATACAGGCCACTTGACTGCATACAGTGAGGGTATGCATACCATCTGGACTCCAGTATCAGAGGCATTTGGTTCTAATTCTATGCAAGTGGTATCAAGAGAGGATTCTGTAAAACTTACAAGGTCTTTTATGTTTAACAAACTTTCAATGGCAGAAATGCAAGACCTATGTTCTCAAGTATCATATCCTGTAGAAATAAAAATGGGACAGGCGTGGTTGTTTGACCAAGACCACTGGCATGGAAACATAAACAACACTACAGGCGTAACTCGTATAGGCCTTGACATAAGAGCCATGGACAAAAAAACAGACTATGGTTATCGTAAACCAGGCAGTTATTTTCGTTTCCCCGGCACCATAATCGAAACACCAAAGGTGGATACAGATAGACGTTGGATTGTTTTTAATGACCCTGCTGGAGAATATTTGGGTACGATGCCTTTCTATATTGCAAGAAGTTTTATAGAAAACTATGCAGACAAGTTAGGTATCAAACCAGTAGGTTGGCATAACGAATATACACTTACGGATTGGAATCCACATCTAGAGTTTTTTATTAATGAGACAGAAGTAGAGGGAATTGCTCTATTGAGTATGCATGGTTTGAGTAGTCCCATAAATAGGAGAATGGAGCTATTTGAACAATGTGTAAATAAAAACATACATGTATTATTTTGCGATGAAAATTTTCTCCTTGATTCTGCTGAGGGATTGGATTACATAAAGAAATGTCTAGAATTTTAGAACCTGTAAAAATAAATGTAGATACAGAAGTTTTCTTTAACGTAAAATGGGAAGACTATAGATGTTCTTGTATTCAACACCAGAAGACAGAACAGAAAGATTTACATCCAGATAACAAGATGCCAGATTCTTTGGTACTGGACAATACTGCAATTCATCAAAAGTTTTTTGACAGGAACGAAGTAGATTACAAAGAGCTTGGAAAACAAACAAACATGGAAGTAGTTTCTGTGTCTGTGATCAAACAAGAGCCAGGAAATATCATACCAAAACACAGAGATATGTTTCATAAGATTTCTACTGAATTTCCAGATAGAGAAGAAGAGAAAGTCAGGGCAAATATATTCCTAGAGGATTGGAAGTCAGGACATTATTTGGAATTTGATGAAGAAGTTTGCACTAATTGGAAAGCCAATGAGGGTTACATACTAAATGATCAAGTGATACATCTATCTGCAAACGCAGGCCTTGAAGACAAGTATACCTTACAGGTATCAGGATTTTATAATGACAGTTCGTTACACAAACCTTCCCGACAATAAAGATCAGCCCTTTGGGGGCGCATATAGTGTTCATGATCAATTCACTGTAAATCACATGAATTGGCTCATTCGTGAGTTTACAACAAACGAGAACGTCTTTGGGGGCGCATATAGTATTCATGATCCAGATCAAATCCGTGAGGACTTTACCAACTTTTATAGACAGTGGATGCCATCGACACACAAACTGTATGGTCTAGAAAAGTTCACAGAGGCTTGTTTTACTCAGGGAACCACAGAGTCATTTGCACAATTCTACATTCGATACAGAAACAAAAGGTTGAGGTTGGCCAAGGGCGAATATTTTTACCATCAAATGATGCATGGCCTGTGGTATGAAAATTTCGCATGGTTAGATGAGGATGATATTAAAGGTAATGATGTGGTACTAATAAGTGTGCCGTTCTCTGATACAGGTGATATCCCTGTAAATCTAGAGGATATGTTGAACGATTGTGATAGCCACAACGTACCAGTTATGCTTGATCTGGCGTATATCAACATTGCAAAAGGCCTCACAATAAATTTAGAACACCCATGTATTCAGTATGTGGTAAGCTCACTGTCCAAAGTTTTCCCTGTAGAAAATCTCAGGATAGGTATTCGATTGCAAAGAGAAAAATTTGAAGACCAGCTGTACGTTATCAATGAGAAAGGATATAACTACATAAATCTTTTGAGCGCCTACGTTGGTACAGGAATGATGAAACAATTTCCAGCAGACCATATATGCGACAAGTATAGGGACGGGCAAGATTACTATTGTCGTAAATATAATGTAGAACCATCTCCTTGTGTTTATTTTGGTATAGATAAGCAAAACCAATATCCTACATACAATAGAGGGAATGATACAAATAGGTTGTGTTTTTCTAGAATATGGGATGGGCGGATGAATGAGTAGTAACAATGATTGGGCCTCACTTAAAGAGGTAATTGTGGGAACTGCAAAAACTTATAATGTTCCAGAGTTGAATACAAGTTTTCTCAAAAGCCAGTTTCCAGAATATGATAAAGAAGATATACCAGTTGGGTGCTATCCTAGTTGGGTTATTGAAGAGGCAGAAGAGGATTTAGATATTCTCGCTGGCACTCTTAGCTCTCTTAGTGTTATTGTGCATCGACCAGATACTTCTTATGCAAAAGAAACTTTGAACTGGAACTACTACTCACCTAGAGATTGTACACTAGTTGTTGGTAATACCATCATAGAAACTCCATCACCTAATTTTAATCGACAATATGAAACTTGGGCCTACAGAGACATATTTTATGAATTTTGGAGAGATGGTTATAAATGGATTAAAGCACCAATTCCATTATTAGATGATGATAACTTTGTTGAAGATACAAAAGGTGTTCCTTCACTAAACAATAATGAAATTTTATTTGAGGCTGCCAACTGTATTCGTGTAAACAAAGATATTATCTATCAAGTGAGCAACACTGGTAACAGGTTGGGGGGAGAATGGTTGCAATCTGTTTTAGGAAGAGAGTACAAAGTACACATCTATGACAACCTGTATTCATTTGCCCATCTAGACAGCACAATTATACCGTTACGTGAAGGCCTCGTAATGTATAACGCTAGTCGAGTAAATAAAGAGAATGAACCTGCTATATTCAAGTCATGGGATAAAATATGGATTGATGAATGTTATAGTCCTGATCGAAAAACTAATTTGCCTTGGGGTGCTAGTGCATGGATTGGAATGAATCTTTTAAGTGTTAATCCAGATTTAGTTATTATAGACAAAAAACAAAAGCATATCATAGAAAAACTAAAAAAATACAACATAGACTCCATACCTCTAGAGTTACGTCATGACCGTTTGTTGGCTGGTGGGTTTCATTGCGTCACACTGGACTTGTTAAGACATGACTAAAATAGTTCTGTGTACAGGTGGATTTGACCCCATACATTCTGGTCATATCGACTATCTAAATGAGGCTGCTAAATTGGGTGACACTCTGATTGTTGGACTAAACTCTGATGATTGGTTGATAAGGAAAAAAGGTAAGGCATTTATGCCGTGGGAAGAAAGAAAATGTATTCTTGAGGCCCTGCGTTGTGTGGATTCTGTTGTAGGATTTGACGATGATGATGGTACAGCAAATGATGCCATTAATCAAGTACGTCCAAACATATTTGCAAATGGTGGTGATCGAAACGAAACTAATACGCCAGAAGTTGGTGTGATACATGTTTTTGGAGTAGGTGGTGATAAGAAAAACTCATCATCAAGTATTTTGCGTAAATGGGGATGGTTTGATACGTTGTTTACTGCAAAGGACTATAAGGTAAAAAAACTAACGGTGATGCCCAAATGTGAGTTATCAAATCAAAAACATAACAAGAGAGAAGAGCATTGGATTGTTTTGTCAGGTAGTGGGACATTAAACGGAGTTCCTTTGGGTAAGTATGAATATATACAAAAGAACGCATGGCACCATCTAGTTAATACAGGTGGTGAGCCTTTAATCATTATAGAAACTCAAATTGGTGAATGTGATGAAAAAGATATCTATAGGGCCTAGAAGTATTTTTGGAGAAGATGATCCAAATGAAGAGGGGACTCTACAATACTGGTTAAAAGATTACGATATTAAGGGTTCCTACTATATTATCAATTGTCCCTGTCTTTCAGCCGAATATAAAAAATACGACTTCTCTTTAATAGAAGATATGGATTGTAGAATCATTATCAACGATGCGATGGAAGGTTCTAGTTGGTTGCCAGATGAAGTTTCCAACTTTACTTCATATCTAAAAGAATGTGGAATAGACCCAAAACGAGTAACAGTGATAACACAAAATTACAACTATGCATATGAAGAGTTTCCTTTTAGATTAGTTCATTGGAATTTGATGGAGTCGTTTGCTAGAGTAAGGGCAAAGGAATGGATAGATTATAATGATGATGC